GATCCAGATATTACTTCAGGTCCTTCTTTTTCTACTCCATCTCTATTCAATTGAACGGTTGCCAAAATTGGAATTCCATATTTAACCGCAAAATTATGCAACGCCGTTATTAAAAAACCCAATAGTTGTGTTTCTTGCATATTTCCTTTAAGATCATCCGAATTCATTAATTTAAGATAATCATAAATTACGAGACATGGTTTCGCTAATCCGCCATCATCTAAACCAACATTTTTTAATAACCATTTTCTAGTCAATGATAATACTTGTTCTATTGAAAATCCCGCTATATTAGTGTGAATTATTGGCATTTTTTTAACATTTTCCACACATCCCCAAACCGCTTTATTTTCTTCTTCCATAATAGAAAATTTTCCAGTTTCTATAAGATTAAAATCAACACCAGAAACAAGAGAAGTAAGTCTATCTTGTTGTTCTGCCTGATTCATTTCTGTATCCAAATAAAGAACTGGAATATTCAATTCGCCTATATTTTTTGCGACGTTTAAACATAAATGGCTTTTGCCAACTTTTGCTCTCGCCCCAATAACATTAACTGTTCCTCTTCTTAATCCACCACCAATACAGTTATCCCAATTAGGAAATCCGGTTGGTAAACCAACAATATCTTTTGGTTCTTTTGATACTTGTTGCAATCTTTCAACTAAATTTTCATGTATGTCAACTAAATCGTTATTATTTTGACCCAATTTACTTGTAAACAAAAATATTGGTTCTTCTATTTTTTTAATTATGTCATCTATTTTTTCGCTTCCATTAATATTGTTTAAATCATTAGATATTTCTGATATACATTTGTTGGCTTGTCTTGCTAAAGACAATTTATATATACAAATAGCTATAGATTTAGTATTTTCCTCTGTCGGAGAACCATCAAATAAGGCTTCCAAATATTCAGACGCCTTATCGTCTGTGCTAAACTTATCGCAATCAATAAATTTAGCTCCGGCTAAAATAGTGGGAACGTCAAATTTTTCAATATCTTTTTCATGAACCAAATGCTTAATTATAGAAAATATTTTTTGATTTATGGTATAATGAAAATCCTTAGTCTCCAATATATCTTCTATGTCTATAAAAAGATTAGATCCATTATTCAATATACCAGATAAGACAGATCTTTCTAGTCCAGCATCACTTAATGGGCTTTTATTTTGCATTTTTGATTGCATCTTTTATACAATTATCACATTTTTGGCCTATATCATCAGATTCTGGCATATAACTTTTAAAGGTATGGTTGCAAGACGAACAAGTTCTGGTAAATATTTCTGTTGGGGGTCTTCTTTCTTTTAACTTGCACTTTTTTCTTATTTTTTCTATTTCTTCATTAGAAACTTCTTCTGTTATAAAATTAGTCTTATTGCCAAAAATACTTGTTTTATTAGACTGAGAAGGAATTGGTTCCCCTTTTGTTGTCGTTTCATTTTCTGGGGCCGGTGGTGGTTTGGGAATTGATTTTTCTTTTTTTGATTTTCTTTTTTCTAATTCTTTTATTGCGGGGACTAATATATGTCCGTGATAATTTTTATAAACCTCGTATAAAAATTCTATTGTTGATAAGATTTGTTCTTTGGTTACTATCTCATTATTTTTTTTAATTTCTATTTTTTCACCAGTTAATAATTCATATCCTTCAGATATTTCAAATAAATCTTGATTACATAAGCCCAATTTTATTTTCTCTATAGCATTAGCCATTTTTATACTCCATGTTACGCTGTCTAATTATATTTTGTATGGCTTGACAATAAAACTCTATTCTTCGTGACAAATAGGCTATTCTTGATTGTCTTAATTCTACTTTGTTTGCCATTCTACCAGCCATTGCTTTATCGTCTCCAAAAAATTTAGAATTGTTATTTTTTATCCATTTTAAATATGTATCGCATTCATTGCTTTTCTTTTGAAGAAATATTAGATATTGAGATATTGTAAAAGCATGTTCTGCCAATATCATTGTTTCCTGTTCTCTTATTTGTTCTACGGTATATGATAATATTTCTTCTACCCTATTTCTATCTGGTTCCTTATTGGGAATACAAATAGATTTTTCCCATTGCAAAAGTTCGTCGTTATATTTCTTATATTCTGCCTTAAAATTATTCATTGTAAATCTCTATTATCTTAAAATTATTCAATACGCACCAATTTCTTTTACGCTGATCTTTGTCAAGTTGTTCATTAAATTCTCTTTTTGTTTTATGGAAAAATTTTATATGTTTTTTATGTTGGTCTCCATTAGCCTCTACAACAAGCCCAAGAGAAGGAATAAAAAAGTCTAGGAAAAAATTTTCCCCCTTTATATAAACCTCTTCACATATTGTATCATTCGGATATTTTTTTATTAATTGATTTCTAATTTCTTCCTGAAATTTTGATTTACAATATCCATCCTTCTTTATCATGTACTTTTTGAGATTTATATCTTCATATAATCCATTCAATAGTTCTATTTTCATTATATTTTAGGGATTAACATTTCCCTTATATTTTTATCTAGCTGTTCTAATTTATCTTTATTTAGATTTAAATATTCACAAATTTTATCAATACCTTGAAGTTTAATTGGCTCATCTTTTTCGTCTTTGAACATAGGCAAAGAATACCAAGCGCCAGCCCTTTGTATCAATCCAACATTTTCTGCATTTATAACAACATCCTTTACTATATCTGGACCACTTCCATATCTAATTGGAACGCTACAGGGCAAGAATGGTGGACCCAATGCGGAACACACAACCTGTATTTGTACGTCCTGCCCCAATGGAGCATTAGTATTAGGATCTTTTTCCCAAATTTTGGCCCAAGTACAATTTAGCCAAACGCTTGTTGCGTATTGTATTCCCATTCCACCTTTTTCAATATATTTTTTACCATTAGGATCTCTATTGGTTATTAATTGAGATATAAATATTAATATTATATTATTATTATCTATAACTTGTTGTGTTCTTCTAAAAAAAGCAGATAACAATTTTGGAGGACCGCTCATGTCTTTATTCGATCCGATTACTTCTGCTTGTTCTGCCATTGTGCTTAACATAGCTAAAGAATCGACTACTATTACGGCATTTTTATTATCTTTTATAGTTCTTTCAAGAATATTAAGATAATCTTCAGCATTAAGATTTTTTTCTTCTGTTGATTTTATTATGTTAATTTTTAATGGATCTAATCCCTGTATAGTATTTAACAAAGATTTAGAACATCTTCTTTCTATATCAAAATAATATGCTGGCTTATTATGATCAATTGCATTTTTTAATATTTGAAGACATATAGACGTTTTTCCAACTTTGGGTTTACCAGAAATTAATGCAGTTATTCCAAATGGCATTCCACCAGATAATGCTAGATCCAAAGAAAGTATTGTTGGTAAAACTTCTCTCTTTCTTTCTACTATATCATTTCCCGAAATAAGAACCCCTTTACCATATTGTCTATCTATGAATTCTCCGAAACTTTCGTTCTCTATATTTTTCTTTTTAGCCATTATTTTCTATCTGCCTTATTGAAGATCTTTTATTCTTTTTTACTACATCTATAAATTTAGAATTTTTATTCATATCTATTTTAATTTCTTCTGATTCTTTTTCATTATATCTTTCTAATATTTCACTCATATAAATTTTTTTTGTGTTCAAAACTATTCTATCGATAGTCTTTTTTGCAGAAAGAGATTTTATATTCATTTTTTTGATTATTTGAATTAGTATCTTTTTGGCTAATGGTTGTTCCAATAAATTTACTTTAATATCTTCATTTACTGGTGAATTAAAAGAAGAAATCAGGTTAGAAAATCCTCTTATCTCTCTTTTGTATTTACTAGACCAATATGTATTACTCTTCCAAAATTTCGGACCTAATTTTTTGTCCAAATTTAAACATACCAATTCAATAATGTAATTTCTAAAATCTATATCGAGACCGGGAGTTGTTGGCGATTTATATATTTTATTCATTACAAATTAGGAAAAATCCTGCCCCCTGTTTTGTTCTTTTTTCTCGTGAAACAACTTTGCCATTACTATTTAACCAAGTGATATAACAAAATTCTCCATCATAGTGACCATAACAAACAGAATCCATTTCACCACCCGGAGCAAGATATACTTTAGTCTTTTTAAGGCCAAAACAATATCCACTTTGATTTTCTGGACTTTTATACATTTTCCCATTTTTCTTAATAATTTCTAAAGAAATAATTTTTAATTCTGGATTAGCTTTTAAAAAATCATTAAGTCTAAGCCATGCGTGTCTATCATTCTTCCTATTATCTTGATATACTGTCTCGCCATTAGATAATTTTGCAATAAAATATAATCCCATCATATCTTCTTGTTTATTTAACGAAATTAAATCTTGTTTCTTCATTTTAATATCTTTCTCTAAAGCTTCTTTCCGCCAAAACTAAATTTGTTCTTTGTTTACTTCTAAGAAAATTTACGTAATATTTATAACAAGTATAATTACATTTTTGTAAAGAATAAAAAGGTCTACCTCTCTCCTTATCTATTTTATTGATATTATCGCTTAAATCCAATGGATTAAAAAGAAATCCCTCGGTGGACGCCATCACCCAATGGGAGTCTCCTATTTTTTGTGCAAACCATTTATCATTAGAATAATTTTTATTATTTTTAAATGGAGTTCCATTTATATCTATATTAACATCCAATTTTTTCATTTTATTTCAACTTGGCCAAAATTATTAAACTCGATTTATCAGAATAATCAACACTCTCTATTATATCTATCGCAACATTTTCTTGTCCCGCACCAACATAAAATTGACCCCTTATTTTTATTGTTTCTTTATAATTGCATTCATTGCATATTATTGATATGTTTGTAGTTATTGGATTTAAGTTTTCTTCAACAAGATCCTCATTAGATTTTGTTATCTGAAAATCTACAAGATTGATACTACACGTTTTGCAGCAAATACTTTTAATGGGATAATCCTTTAGCCCAAGAAATTCACGTTCCTTATTATTGTCGTTTGTAAAATTTATCATATACTTTGTCCAAAATCTTGATCCATTATAATCAAATTATCAATATCATCAGTTGTCTTATCGGTATAAAAAATTTCTTTTTTGCAATCTAAACAAGGTTTACTAGAAGTAGCTAATTGTACTATTCCAGTACCTTTACAATATTTGCAATTCGGATTATATTCAATAAATTGTGCCATATTAGATTATACCCGATTTACGTTTTTTTGTTTTTTATGAATGTGCCATTTCGATGAGTAAAGTCCGATAACATTTTTTTGTGCTTGACATCAAAGGGACCACCATTCGATGTTTCGTGTTCTATCATTTCCTTTATTTTTGTTTGTGTATTTGAGTCAACTTTACTTATAGCTTTTGTAACCAAAGAGAGGAGATTAGTTCTATCTCTTGATTTTAGATAGAATTTTATTAGTCCAGTTATTACTATCATGAACATTAGGGCCATAACACTCATGCCTATAACAACCCAACCGGCACCACTATATTTAATAACGCCAGAATTATTAACTGTTTTATCTAATTTTAGTAAATTTTGTTCTATTTTATCTAGTTGTTGTATATCTACTTTTGCATCAACAATTTTTTCTAAACTATTTAGATTTCCTTCTACGGTTGCAATTCTTGCTTCTGCTTTAACAGCATCTTTACCAACACATCCAATTATCATTAATGCCTTTGGTCCGGTCAGTAACACCACACATAATGTTACAAATTGTAAACACCAAAAGTTAAGATTTTTTTGCATCTTTTTTACCCTCGAACACATTATTCACTAATCTATCTGCCAATTTATTATGGCTTCTTGGCTCCCATTTTATACTATAATCTTGAAAATTATTAAGAAGTTCAACAACTTTATCCATGTGTTTTTTTAATTCGAGATTAGTAACTTTAAAACTCCCATTTACTTGTTTTACTACTAATTGCGAATCAAGAATTATATGAACAATCTTAACTTGTTCTTTAACGCATCTATCTAAACCTTCTATCAATGCTCTGTACTCTGCGACGTTTGACGTGCCGTTAGAACCACATCTTTTAGAACCCTGAAAATAAATTTCATTTTCATTATTAGGATTAAATGCCAAATAACCTAATGCCATTCTTCCTTGTCTTATGCCGCCATCGCAACGCAATATTACTTCCACTATTTGATTCCATTCGGGAAACATATTTCTTTAAATGAACAATACCTACATCTATTTGTATTTGGAGTTTTTTCAAAATAATCTTCATCATCTTTGTGGCCAAATGCATCAACCAAAATGGGATATTCCTTCTTTATAATTGTAACCTGCCTAGTTATTTGCTTTTGAGTTATCTCCAGTATAGGCAGAGATGCCGTTGGATCATCATCGAAAGACGAAAGAAATACCGGAATAATGATTATGTCCGAAACATCCTTAACCCAACCCTTTTTGATAGCATACATACTATACGTTACTACTTGGTCTACTATGTCTTTGTTGGGTTTTCCAGTCTTCCAATCAATAATATATACTTTTCCGTCGTGCCTGAAAGCGCAGTCAAGCTTCACGGAGACTTCTTCGCCATCTTTCAAGAAAAACTTTTGGAATTCTTCTGCCTCAATCCAGTCATCGTCATTTAACGACGACATAAGATCGAAAATATAACATTTATAAAAAGCACTTATACATCTTAATGCTTTAAATTTGTAATCTTCGAGTTTCTTTTTTGGGGGTATTTCGTTATAATAATGTTCAAAGAAATTTGTCTTTTTAGCCTCCTTCATCCATTCTTTATTTGATGATTCCTTCCACCCCTTTCTCAAAAGTCTAACAACTTCTTCTTGAGAATCGGAGAGTGAAGGCCACTTGTCCGTTCTTCTAAATTCTTTTATAGCGTCTTCTATAACAGTATGAACTACTGTTCCAACAAACATTGGAAACGTTGTAAGATTTTTTAATCTATAAGCTTGTTTTTTTTCTTGAGACGCATTTCCTATCCATCCTTCCCAACTTAGGAAGTAATTGATGTAATATTTTCTAGCGCATTCTCTTAAAGTTTTGACACGACTCTCTGACCACGCAAATTGAATTTCTAATTTTGACATTTGTTGCCTTTAATAATTTTCATATACTTCTTCCTATACTCTACAAGAGATTCTTCACACAGGCTAGAACCGGGCTGACTTGCATATGCTCCGCATTCCAAACAAACATGATCATCATAATACCTATGACCCTCTGGATAATAATCTGTCCATAGAAGTCTTATTGTATTAATATCATTATTACAAACTCTGCACGTCATGTGACTCTTACTTGCTTCACTCATAAATTATCCTTTGGCCAATATCTATAAACAGTTTTATTTTGTTCGTGTGCTAAAGATATGGTATTTGCTGTTCCCCTAGACTCGCCATCCCAAAATGCTACAATTATATCAGATGCATCAACTATTTGTTTATTTCTTTTAAAACCAGCACTCTTTCCATATCTATTCCAGTCTGGTAAAAATTCTTTTAATTCAATATTGCTTTCTTTTGCATATTTAGCAGCCAAAGAATCTGCACCTTTAGCGCCACCGCTTATTATCTTATTGCATGGGAAAAATCTATCTAGTATTTGTTTCATAAATAAATAATCATTGAATGTTCTTGAACCAACTATACCAATTTTATCGAAAATTATTGTTTTTTTAGAACTACATTTTTCTTTATGATGATCGAACACATATGTTGGAATATTAATTTCACAAAATGGACATTTATAACAACAGGGAGCACAATGCATTATATTATCATTCCCATGACATTCGCAATTGCATTCATCTTCATTTCTACAGCAATTTAACATTATTTTGATTCTCTCAATTTATTTAATATATGATTGGCAAAAATTAACATTGCAGAATATGTTTCTCCGTCAACTTTCATCAAAGTAAGAGGGTTATTTGGATGCTCTTTTCCTATTTTACCAAGTAATACCATAAGATTCGGACACATACATTCATATAAGTCGTGAGCCATTTCTTCTATATCTTGAAGGCTATTATTATGAAATATATCATTCAACATTCTTAACATTCTCCAAACAATATAACGCTTCATCAATTATTTCTTGGTGATCGATTGAGCCAGACGAAAAGTGGAGCAGGTGGGGTTTGTTTTCAGAGATTCTTTTATACCATTCTTTAATATGTCCAATATTTCCTGTGCTTGGATGTGAATTCCATATGTTAGAATTCAATAATTTTATTTTAAATTGTTTGTCTTTTATTATTTTAGAAATTGTTTCTGAAAGAGACTTTTGATCTCTGCACGGACTTTCTTTACAAGATTTATCTTGTATATTTACCCATGAATCTATTATATGGCCAGTATTTATAGAATTTTTAAATGCAATGAAACCCGAACTTATATTATTGGTTTGATATTTGATTTTGATTTCCGGATAAATTGTAACAGCAATATCAAAGGATTCATCAAATAAAGAATTTAAATCTTTTATTATCATACAATCTACATCAAGAAACAATGCATTATCGAAATTACTTCTTAAAAAATTCTGAATAGATAAAGCTTTTCGAGAACAATTTTCTCCGAAATCTTCTGACTCTTCAAATAGTTTTTTATAAATTATTTTATCACTATTTTGAGTTATTAAGAAATCTGTATAAACAAATATATTTTTTATATAAGATTGATTATACCAAGAATTTATGGTTTTCAGTAGTCTGGGGTAATAATTTTTGGAACAGAAAGTTACTATATTGAAATTAGGCATTAACAAATTTCCATAATAGGTTAGTATTTTTGATTGGGAAAGATAATTCATCTGAATTTTTATTACATTTTATTTTTCTTGATTGTTTTGGGAGCGGGGTATTTAACGCTTCTTCTATCGACATACCTCTATCAAGTCTGTTTTTAAGAGTTTCTGGCCTTAAATTAAATTGTTTTGCTAATTCTGTTCGACACCAACCTTTACCATTATAAAATATTTTAATAGTGTTTCTTTTATTAAAAGATTGTTGTTCGTTAGTAGCCCAACGGCAATTTTCTTTATAGTATCCTTGATTATTTTCTATTCTATCCAGAGTTAATCCATTTGGACACTCTCCCATATCCTCCAAGAAATTTTCGAATTTTAACCATCTTTCACAAACTGTGATTCTTCCACCATAATCCTTATATCTTGCTGTTTTCGGGTTGGTGCATCGTTGCACCATGTATTTCCATATTCTATACGTTCTAGAATATGACATGCCATGTTTAGTTAATTTTTCAGATCTAAAACAACCGCAACTTTTACTTTGCCCTTCTCTTAAAACTGTCCCTGAAATTACTTTTTCATTTCCACAATCGCACCTGCAAAACCAAGCCGGTTCTTTTCTTATTTTACCACGTCTTTCAACCACCGTCCATCTTCCGAATATTTTATTCTGTAAATTTATAAATTTCATATTCCTACTCAACAAAAATTGGCATTTCTACTGTTCTACCATATTTATTGTGCATTAAAAATAATGTTTGTTGTGGTTTTTCAAATTGCGCTTTTATACTTTGTGCATATCCATTATATCCTATAATGCTGCCATTTACTAAATGATTTTTCCCAGATAATCTTTGGTGCCAATGCCCTATACAATCTATGTAAGCTGGTTTTGCATCGTTCCACATGTGGATACTTTTATTTAATGGAAGAGATAGCCCAGATATACCACCCTGATATTTTACATAATGTCCGTGATGGAATCTGATTGGATATCCATATATATCAAGCCAATTAAAATACCCGCGAGATAATTTGAATTTTACAACTTCAGATCTAGAATAATGATTAGATAGAAAATTATATAAAAGCCACTCATAGCTATTTTCTGTTATCATAGTAGATGGCATTTTTTTAACTGTTCTAGCATGATTGCCGACACTGGTTGGGATTATTATTTCTCTGAAAGATCCATTTTCTACGAGGAAATCTATTGCCGAAATACACATACTATATATATCTATACAGGCTTCTATTGGAGAAAGAGAATTATTTTGGATATTTTCATCATGAATATATCCCGTTAGAAAATCCCCACCAAGCCACAAGACCAATTTCTCTATATTAGAAGAACTTCTACACATTTCTATTAATTTTAAACTATTTTGAAATAATTTATTAAATCTCTTTTTTGATATATCTGTATTATATTCATTTAATCCGTCTATTTTATCTGATTCGACAACTTCTTCATAGTGCAAATCGGAACACAAGATAATTGCTGTACTTTCGCTTTTTTCACTATCTTTTTCTATATAAATTTTCTCTGTTTCTATTAAATTTATATTTTTAGAAAACTGTTCTATAACAGAATTTTGATTTTTTGCCTGATCATAAATTTTTAATAATTCATCGTATTTTTTCTGTAATTCTCTCTTTTCTTTGGAAATAGATTTTAATTTAGAGTCAAGTCCTATTTCTTGATCTGGACTAAGCATCGGTGCGCCGGACACAAAACCCTTGTCTAGAGCCTTGTTGTATCTACCACTTAATGTTTTCCTTGGAATACCAAGTTCTTTAGCTGCGGAAGCTATAGATCCGTATTTAGTTACTGCATCCATTGCTTCTTGTAAATTTTTTCGTTCGTTATTCAAGATTACATTTGCCTCCCGGACATGAATTATCGACTTGTTCTACCTTACATTTATCCAAATGTTCTTTAGCTTCCTCTAATTTCAATGGCATAATTGGGCTTTCACCTTTGCTACCATCTCTGTATATCGTCATTCCCTTTAAATTTTTTATATGTTTCAAAATTATTTCTGATAAATCTTGTGATGTTGCCGTAGATGGAAGATTTATAGTTTTACTTACAGCACTGTCTATGTGTTTCTGACATACTTCCTGAATTCTACAATGCTGTTCTGGAGTTATCTCATGCGCACCTTCAAAATGAGAATAATCTTTTCCAGATTCTATAAATTCTTTTAATAATGGATGTACTACTACTTCACTTGATTGATTTGTCATTTCTGAATGGAAATCTTTGTGCGTATTATAATTTCTTTTATACACTGGTGCGAACATGGGTTCTAGTCCAGAACTACATCCAGCCACTATACTTGTTGTTCCTGTTGGTGGACAAGTTAGTATAAAACAATTTCTTATACCATATTCTAGAATCTTTTTTCTAATACTAGCCGTCAATGATTTTTTACAAAAACCACTTTCTACAAATCTATTTCTATCCAAGATTGGAAATTGGCCTTTTTCTACAGCAAGAAATATGCTAGCTTCATATGCTTTTTTCTTTATGAAATTCATTAATGAATCAGTTATTTCTAAAGCTTTTTCAGAAGAATACTTGACACCCATTTTAAGTAGTATGTCATGTAAACCCATAACACCAAGCCCTATTCTTCTTTCTTTTTGAGAAAAATCTTTTATTACTGGTAATGGAAATTCATTTTTATCTAAAACATTATCAAGGAATCTCACACCCAACCTTATTGTATCATCTAATAAAGACCAATCTATTTCTCCATCTTTTGTTACATGAGAAGACAAAACAATATTCCCAAGGCAACAAACAGAATATGGTGCTAAAAATTGTTCACCGCATGGGTTTGTTGACGTAAAATTTCTACAATAATATAAATTATTATATTCTTCCGCATTACCTATATTTAAAAACCCCGGATCTCCTGTTATTAATGAATTTTCTACAGCCTTATCGTATAGCCATTTTGCCTTAATTGTTTTTACTACTTTACCTTGCCATTTTAATTCTATATCTTCGTTTTTTTTGACCATATCGAAAAAATCGTTATCTACTAATATACTTATATTGGCGTTATTAAGTTCTTTTTTGTCAAGCTTAACGTGTAAAAATTCTTCTATGTCCGGATGGTCATATGATAAACAAAACATTAATGCTGATCGTCTTCCACCACCTTCTCTTAATTCATTACAAACTCCGTTAACTATTTTCATTAATGATACAGCACCCGTTGCGATGCCGCCAGTTCCTTTTATTTCTGTACCTCTTGGCCTTATATTATTATAAGATATCCCTATACCACCACCCAATCCACTTATGACGGTAACATCACTTAATAGAGTGCCCCATCCCTCTCTGCTATCTTCTGCTGGACATACAAAACAATTCAACATAGCAGACTTTTTACGTCCAGCACCCCTCCAAATTCTTCCACCGGGGCTAAATCTATTTGTATTTAAAATTCCAAAAAATCTTTCTTCGAAATGTTTTATTTTTTCTCCATCTTCAGCACTTGATACAAAACAAGATACTCTTCTACATGCTTCTTTGAAAGATTCATTTTCGTGTATTGCATACCTATCTTTAAATATTTGTAATGAAAATCCTTGAGGATTATATGGATTCATTTAGTGTTTTCCTAAAGAGTTATTAACTAGGCTTTTATTATCAAAATATGGGCTTATTGATCTATCTGAATATATTCTCCACCAAATACAATACAATTGTATGTTTTTATGCATACCCCTTTCTACTTCTCTGTGATGATTTGGACATAGAGATGCTATATTGCCTATATCATGATTTTTTCTGTTACCATCTATATGGTGCAAATCTATGAATAGGTAGTAATCACATAAACAACATTTTGAACCAGATGTTTTTCTACATAAAGTATCTTTTAATGAAGTATAAAAATTTTTTGATCTAAAATTTTCTTGTAAATGAATATCGCTTTTGAAAATACTTAATTTCTTGTTTGCTCTTAATCTGACTGATATTGGGGTTCTATTTAATTTTTTAGCTATATCTTTTATTGATAATTTTTGTTTATATAAAATTTGTATTAAATTATCTTCTTCTTTAGTCCATTGTTCACAGTGACGTTTCTTTGGTGGAAGATTTAAATCTTTTATCTTTTGTTTTATTCCGCCTAATGATCTATTAAAATAAATAGCTAATTCTGAATGGCTTTTACTTGAATATAATTTTTGTAATTCAATTAAATCTTCAGAAGACCAATGATTTCTATTTATTAATAAATTACTCATTATTGGAAATAAGACCTTTTAAATTATCTAATTCGTTAATTATTAGTTTCAAATTAGCGGGTTTCCATCTAACAACTTCAATATTTTGACCATCAAGCATATCTTCGACCACTTTTGGTAATGAGTCTACTTTAGAATTTGCATAAGCACCATCTTTAGATGTTATAACTGGACCATACACAACTCTTTTTATACCCGATTGAATCAATTGCGCCCAACAATGATTACATGGTGGTCCAGAAACATAAGCCGTAGCACCATCTAAGTTTCCCGTACTATTTAGTAATGCATTATTTTCTGCATGAATTATAGTTTCGTATTTAGCGGGTCTTTCTTGCGGCATCTTATTAAAATCTACGCCGCGAGCATGGCCATTATAACCAGCGCCTATTAATCTATTTCTTTTGTCAACAAGGATGCACCCACATTTTGTACTAGGGTCTTTACTACGAATTCGAGTCACTAGCGTAAGTATCATGAAATATTCGTCCCAACAAATTCTTTCCATATTATATTATACCTTAAATTCCATTTTTTGTTAGAAATAAATCCAAAGATTTAATTGGACATGAACGAGTGAGAAAACTAAATAAATTATTGCGATAACCTTCTATTTGAAATAGAATTCCAATTAAATAATATTTATCTCCTTGTTTTATAAAGAGACCACCGCCGCTTGATCCGAATGCTATGTTTGTTGTTGATAATATATAATTTTGTTCTTCATTAAATTCACAAATAGTCCCGGTTGTTATTATTGGTATGTGTTTTAAAGGACAACCAACAGCATAAACATCTTGTAATATATCAAGATTTAACAATATTTCATTGGTAGCAATATTTGCTACTGGATATATATTTTCTGAATCAAAATACAGCAGTCCACAATCTAAATCATAATCACTTGTCTCATCTAAAAATTGTGCTTTTAAAGAGTCTATAATATTACCGCATTCATCAAATATAAAAATTTGAAATTTTTCTTCTTTTAAATCCCTGCTTACATCTCCTGTTATACTATCGATTTTTAAATCCCCTACAACAAGTCTATCGGATGTTACATGTTTTGCTGTTATAATAAAATATCTATATACGTTAGACGCTATTTGTTCTTTTTTAATTATTGTGCCAGAACCAAATATATTATCTGGTGTCGATATTCTTACTGTTGTTTCTATCATTTGTTCTTTTTGTAATTCTATATTTGTTTTCGAAATATTTTTTACAATTGGTTTATTTAACGCATTTTTAGTGTCATGTATTAACGTTACCAATAAAACTGGTATTGAAACAATAGAAATAACAATTAAATATAATGAAAGAAATCTATTTTTCATTATTCAGAACCTCCAACGCAGCGTCACAAACAATTATCATTATCTTGCGCGCATTTGGACTTTTATCTATAAAATTAACATATCTTTCTGCGAAATCTATAAAAGTTATAGCAATAAGCTTAGTTTTATTATCTGGTAATTTTTGTGCCAATTCCTTAAGTTTGTTAATACTATATTGTTTCGGATCATTGGCTATAGTTTTACATTCATTAATAAATTCTACAGCTTTAGCTATTTCTTCTTTAGATGGTTCTATTTCTTTTACGGCTATTTTGACTATTTGTTTTACTACAAAAGCTATTTGTTCTGGATTATTTTCCACTATATATGTCGTAGCAGCCTGAACAACAATTTTTTTAACAGGGCGTGAATTGCATCCAGTCACATACAACATAGACATTAACAAAGAAAGACATAAAATCTTATTTATCATTTTTATTCTCCTATTTCTTTATGTGTTTAAACATTTTTATTTCTTTAAGTCTTTCTTCAGCACCTTCTCTTGTAGAATAGCATCCGAAATTCTTACCGCTTTGTTCACTATACACGCAATATGGTTTGCTTTTATCTCCATCCTTTCTTATAAAAGCTTTTGAATTATTGAGAATTTTATTTAAATTATTAAATATTTTTTCTATTAAAGACAATCGAACGTCTCCTTTATTCTTTTTAAAGCTTTAATTTTATTAATGAATATACAGTTTGTTGATAAATCTAATTTATCTGATATTTCCCTCAATGTATTATTTTCAAGATAATATAATTCTAGAATTTTTCTTTCTCTTTCTGACAGCGACGATAAAATTTCTTTTATTAAAATCGTATTAGAAATATCATGTGATTTATTTTTGATAGTATTCAAATCCATATCTATATTTTTACACCATTCTTTTTCATCTCTTATAAATCTAAGAATATTTCCATAAATTCTTTGAAAAAGATATGTATTAAATGAGGCTAATGTTTTATCAAAATGGATCATAGAATACAATAATTCAATCTTACCTATAGACATTAATTCTTCTTGATTTTTGTAACGAAATTTTGATATGATCTTATTAATAAGTCTAACTTTATTTTTATAATAGTAATTGTAATACGAGCTAGTTATTCTTCTTTGCATAATTCACTTATCATATCCCTAAATTTTGATAAATCTTCTGTCTTAAAAGTAAAACAATCGAAATCGCCATACTTACATTTGTAACCAAATATATATTTTATAGCACACCAAACTCTTTGGTAAAACCTTTTATACTGACACAGGTATATTTCTGTATATAGTTCTCTATCTATTTCGTCATAGACGAATTTCAGGGTGTGCTCAGGACTATAACAACCGCATTCATAAAATACAGAATCCATTATGTCTCCCTAAAAGAATTTTGTACAGCTTCTGTTCCGTCTGGTAATTTAATCAGATCAATACCATGCATTAACAAAGGAAATTCCTGTTGCATAATTTTATATATTTTTACAGCTAATAATCTTATTTCTCTATCCGCTGCGGCGTTTGCACGGAGAGACAAAAAATGTCGTAATGAACGTGTATTCATTGTAACAAAAATTTTTGTTTCTGTAGCATTAGGAAGCACAGACCTAGCGGCTTCTCTCGCCTTCTTTCTTTTTTCAGTTTTATCAGGAATATCTTTATATAATTCAGATAAACTTTCTGTTATTTCTTCATATAATAATCTCGAATTTAAACAAGATTCTTTCCATTTATTTATAACTGGATGATTTGGATTTTGCTTCTCTAATTCTTGAATCGCCGGGGGAATTATAAATTTAACTTCACTACTATCAACATATCTTTGTGATAATTGTGAATAACTAGCAAGTCTATGTCTTACTAATTCATGTGTTAAAGATCTTGAGATATTCCATAACACAAATCCAAAGTTGCAGTGCTCTACACAAGAAAAGTGTCCTATTTCTATAAGATGTTTGATATGTTCTTCGTGGGTTCTTCCCTTGGATTCACCATCCTTTTTTGGAAAACTCATATAACAAACCCTACCGGCCATTTCCGGAATATATTCTGCATCACGGTCGCCGAGATCTAGGTTGCTGTCCAATTTCTTTTGAAATTCAGGCCAAGAGACATCATGCGCATCTAAAAATGATGTTAGTCCGTCTATATCTACGACCGGACGGCTTATGAGTTTCACCATTGGCTCCGTTATAAAATCTGTCATTTAATTCTCCTAATAGCCTTTTCAAAATCCCATTTCAGTTTTACTACTCTGTTCCACAATGTTCCGTATTTTATACCATATATTTCGGCCCATTCAGATAAACATTTACCTTGATTATTATAAGTTATTATAAGATTTGTTCTTTGATTTCTGCATTGATCCTTTTGTGTAGCCCATCTCCAATTGGATGGTTCATAATCACCATCATTATTTATTCGGTCAATAGTTAATTTTTCTGGAGGATCTCCAACATCTTTATAGAAATTCTCAAACTTTAACCATCTTTCACAAACTCTAATTCCTCTTCCGCCATAATCTTTATAGTATTTATAATTTTGGTTGGTACACCTTTGTATTATTCCTGCCCATATATAATATATTTTTGATGTATGACCATTACGCCTATGCCCATGAGTAACGGAATTCATTCTACCAATTTCAAGTTTTTGCAAACCTACGCATCCACAACTTTTAGTTTTACCAATCCTAAGACTTGTACCACATATTATTTTTTGATTGCCGCAATCACATAAACACAACCAAGTAATTGCACCATTTATATTTTTGTCTCTTAAAGATAAAACCAATAATTTACCGAATCTTTTATCTTTTAAGTCGATAAATTTTCCCATAACTTATTTACTCAAAATCCTGAGTGCAAGTTCTCCAATATATATAAAAGGTCTTGACAATAAATTTGAAGTTCTACATTCTTTTGAGTTATTATATGGAATATTTTCATCTTCGCATTTATAACATATTTGTGAGTAATTTAATTTCCATCTTGAATACATTTTACCACATTGCTTACACGGCGCTTCTTCAATCTTGTAATCTAATTCATTACTTCTCACTAAAATATCTCCTACTTATAAGTTTAAGTTGAATTCTATCGCCACTATATGATTCTCTTTCTATTAATGGCTTTATAACGCAACCTTCCATGACATGATCCTTACCACCTACTACGCTATCGCATTCTATTAGTTCGGAAATTCTATTAAGATCTAATGGACCCCTATATATTTCTGGAACCCAAAATAGTCCGCGACCCATATCTCTTGCTTCATCATGATTTATCCAAATCCTATCGTGTCTTATATCGAATATAGCAAACCTTATTTGATTCGGTTCACAACCATATTTTAGATTTTGTACTCGTCCAAATATCTCACCGTACAGTGCATACCCCGGATTCGCCCGACACCAAGATTCTATCCAAGGATTCTGATGCAAAGCTTTCCACCAAGGGTCTTTGTCCGATTGTTTTTTCCAATTCGTTCTTGATCCACACCAAGTCCTATTGTCTTGGAATAAGAACCTAGCAGAAGCGCCATGAATCTTTTCTGTGGCTACGACTAATTCATTCGGATTAAACCAATCCCCATATTTCTTATAACCTTCTACATCATACTTAGGCCAGTTGCCGCTAGGTCCAGACTCATTATCGTCATTGAATGATATTTCAATTTCTGGATCATATCTTTTAATCCCAAGTGCTTCCATAGCATTTTGCCCCACACTTAACCCGTCTGGCGCTTTAATTAAAATTCCATCAGAATAAATACCTCTAAATTTTCTTGGTTTTATTCTTTTGCTGGTTCCAAGAAATGCAAATTGCTCTGTATCGGGGCAAACGTAATCTTCAGGAATATGAACCGCAAGATCACCATCTTTCCATTGAGAAGTTTTCACTACTAGTACATAATTTTCATATCTAACAAGACTCAATGAATTGGCATCAGGATGCGGCTCTAATTTAATTTTGATTACTGGACATTCATGAACGCTCATTCTTAATTTCCCTCTATCCATTCATTGTATTTTTGTTCGGTTACTCTTATAGAAAGAGTGCATTCTTCATCCAGATTTTTTCTTTTCCCTTTAACACATATTGAGTATATTGGATATGAGCTAAATATATTACCACCAGTTACTATACTACCTGATATAATTTGATAGGGATAATAATATTGGCATTGATGCATTTGTTCATATCTTAGATGATATCCTAAATATCCAACAATAGTAAAAATAAATGAAAAAATCAATATTACCACAATAGCTATCTTTGTATTTTCGTGCATTGTCATTCCTTTTCAAATTTTTTCTTTAACAATTCGTATTGTTTTCTTTGATACTCTTCGGCCTGTCTTTCATTTTCTTCTTTCTTAAGTCTTTCTTGTTCTAATTTTTTATTTCTTTCTGAAATCAAATGGTCTTCAAAGTATTGTAAGTCTTTACTAAATAACTCTGGATTAAAACTATTACCATGATAATCAGTACCACCACAATACCATTCTTCGCCGACAAGATATACTAGACCATCTTCTATTTTTATTTCTGTAATGCAGTTACGATTAGCAAGTCCAGTTTCATATTTTTTATATATTTCCATAAATGGTTTAAGATACTCTAAAACTTCAGAATTTAATTGAGATAATTGCTTGACTTTATCTAAAAATTCCATTTATAACCCCCTTATCATGTCTATGACTTCATTTACATTTTTAGGTTGATGAATACCCCTTTCTTTGGGGGAAAAATAGTTTTTATTATAATTATGTGGGAAAAGTATCGCTTCACCACCAGCGTTACGAAAACGTTCACATTTTTTAATTGTATCATCAATAAGTATACATTTTTTATTTGCAAGCAAATCCTTTTTAGTAGCTATAATAATTTTCCCCTTAGATACAAAATACGGATAATACCTATTTAGCCAAGCTACTTTTCCGCTAGAGCAAGACGTACAGGTCTTTGATGGGGATGTTAAAATAAAAACGTCTTCTGTATCAGCTATTAAACAAGCTATTATTATGGCATCTGACCAAGAATATTTTGGTAAATTTTCCCAAAAACTTATGCTATTTGCTTTCTTCGACCAAAAATCTTCTTCTGTCATTAATAATTTAATAGCTATGTCGGGGGAATTTGGAAGACAAGGATACGGTTTGCTGGTTAGAAACCCCTTATTCAAGTTAAATCGTTTTTCTATTCCAGTAAAAATATCTACTAACACACCGTCCATGTCAAGAAATATTGTTTTTCTATTTTTCATTTATAGTCCTATTAAATCCCTTCCGCTTCTTTCTATTCTATCTCTAACAGAATCAATTCTGGAATCTATTTCTTGGATAGAATTTTTTATACTTTCTAAAGATTTATTTATTTGTTGTATAGAATGATTCATAGAAAAAAATTTTCTTTCTAAATCAGATAATTTTGATTCAATTTCATAATTTTGCATTTGTCTTGTTCTCCAAGAGATCACTTTCTATTAAATTAGTTAATATTACCCCATTTTTTAATTTTTGCAAAGCTTCTAATATTTGTATTTTTTGTTTTATAGACAATAATTGAAAACATAGTTTATAAGCTTTAAACAAATCAATATTTTCAATGTCAATTTTCTTAAGTCTTCCATTTTTGCTTTTTGGATGTTTAATAATTTCTGGCCATTCTTTAACTATACCGGGTGCCATTGCCATTTCTTGCGCCACATAATATGTACATTTCATTATATTGCCCCTTAATAATTCAACAGACTAGAATAAAACTTCCAAGCGTATTCATCGAATTGTTTAAACGATTCAACCAACCTTCTCGCATAATCAATATTATCGTCTTGAACCAAATTATTTATACAATTTAATCGATAAATAGCGTCTTCTATGTTCCCTGAAACCATATATTTATATAAACATTCCTTACATTTAGTTCTTTCATCGGGTCTTCTTCCCGGACATTCTATTCCGGGATTCTTGTTACATATATAACAAATATTATCCATTACGTAATTCTTTCTTTATATTATTAAATTCTTTATCAAATTCTTTTTTATCGCATTTCACATATAAACTATCTATCTGGTAGATATAATCATGTGGATTAATAACAATTTTACCGTATTTATCTTTTTGAAAAGAGAAACAAACAAGATTACCCTCTTTGAATCCCTTAACATATAAATACATCCACCAATAATCACTATCTTTTTCTGGACAAGAATATGAATTTACATATTTAAAATATGAACCAACATATTTAATAAGTTCTTTACGTTTAAATACTTCTCTTTTTTTGATTAATACATGCCTGATATGATCTAATTCGTCTTCTAATTGTTTAATAGACATCTTTTTATAATTCATCAATGATCTCCGTAGCAACCGTCATCGCAAAATCCACCAGCTTCTCTAATGGCTTCTATAATACGGGTAGCTCTTTCTGAAATTATTGTCTTTGCTTTTATTTCATCCTTCAATTTAAGATTTTCATTCTTTAATCTTGTATTTTCTCTTGTTAGAGTTTTTACCTTCTGATCTATTAACTCGTCGGGAATGTCTACATCAAGTTTAGCTTTCATTTCTAATTCTCCAAATCTCTTCAGCTTGACAGCAGTGGTTACTCTGCCCGAAAATGTCTGTAAAACCACCATATTGTTTTATAATCTTTAAAAGATTAGGATTTTCTTCAAAATAAAGATCCCATAATTTAGAATATAACCATTTAACGTGATCTTTATTAACACATTCACGGCCCTTAGCCTCTCTCCACCCAAAACCCGTACTGCCATCTTCAAACATTTTAGACGCCTGATAAATCTCCTCTATGCTTCTACCATCATATTCGTTTAGTCTAGCATAAAAAGCAGAAAATCTTCTATCCCCCTTAGAACTACATTCAAGAAACGGAGATGTTCCAAACTTTAACATTATTCAATTCTCACTTCCAATATTTTCATATCACAGATAAGAACATCAGATTGTTGTAATACTTCTTCCCAAACTTTTAGATCTGAAGAAATTCTTTCATCTTCATCATATTCGCCTATTTCATATTCTAATATCAATTTAACTTTTTTCATTTAACACCAATCTGTCCCTTCTATATCTTCCCCATTTTCATCTACTTCCATCATATAATCAAGGGATTCTCCACTAGAAGAAATTAGTTCTGGACTATACCTTTTATCTTTAGAAATATTTTTTAAAGTCTTTTTAGCCTCTTCTTGATTATTAGCAATAATGTCTACTCTATAATTTAACACTTCACTATATCTGACTCTATATTTTTTCATATATCTTTTCCAAAATCAAGGAATTCTTCTTTCAAAACATACTCAAGCCAAGTTTCATTAAACCGCGGAACCATTATTTTATCTGTATTTTTATCTTCTTTTATTGCTTTTAAAATGATTGTTTCTAAATTAAAATAATATTCTCTCATCTTTTTTGAAGTATAATTTTGGACTATTTTATTCGAACATATCATTTATTATCCTCATATTTAAACAATTTCTCTACTCTATTAGACTTACCACCATTTTTAATATTCAAATTAGTTTTTCTTTCTATGCTCCAGACACATTCAAAATCTTCTGGCGCTACGTACTCACTAATATAAATATCGTGTATGGTTGAATACTCTCTCATTACTTTCCAGAATCTGACATGATCAAATTTATTTTTATATTCAGTTGTACCTTTATACGGAGGATCGCAATAAATTAAACATTTAGATTTAATATCTTCTAGCCATTTAAATAATGTTTCGTAATCATAACAAATAAATGTTACATCTTTGATGTCTTTTTGAAGTTTAACGGAATCTCTATATTGACCATTAATCAGCCTATTATCAACAACACCTTTCTTGTCCCTCGCATATCCTCCCCAAGCTTTTCCACCAAAAGAACAGAAGTACATTGCGAATCCTATCTCACCGTTACAAACTGTTTCTTTATACAATTGTTTTAATTCTTTATATCTTTCTTCAGAGATTATTTCTGGCGGTAGCCAACCATTTTGTAATTGTTTATAAAACGTAATTAAATATGGACAAAAATCTGATGCTATTCTTTGTCCATCCATTAATCTTATTACAGATCCGCCTCCCACAAACGGCTCAACATATGTTTGATTGGTCTTACGAACTGACTTTAAAAAATCAGTAAGAGGTTTTGACACCCTAGCCTTACCTCCAAGATATCTCACGTATAATTCCTTTGTAAATCAGAGTTTATTATTTTTATCTCAATAATATTATTATGTCCAAGATATGGCCATTCAATTTCTTTTTTGGATTCCCTTAATAAAAAATTTATTTGATCTCTAAGTTTTAACAATTCATCTGTTGTTCCAGATATTTTATTATCTTTTACTTCTATCATTTTTATCTCCATCCAGATATATCATTGATAATACTTCGACAACCCGGTGTCGCAGATAAAATACTCGAAATACAACCAACAAATATAAATGTCAACACAATACAAATTATATTAGATGTTTTGTTACTCATAGAATAATTCTCCTTTTCTTCTTTTGTTTTGTTTTCTCTGGTAATAAACGGGGTTTTTCAGGAACCATTTTTGCAATATATTCTGGTGGTGGACAATTAAAATATTCTAAATAAAAATTTTGAAAAGATGATTTATCAAATTCTGCTATATAATCTACTTCATCTAATGATTCTGTAAACCTTACCAACAATCCAAATAGTGTAAATCTATTAAAGTCTTGAGGATTAGAACTGTTGCAATAATAGTAATAATCACTATTAATTAGTTGAAAAAAATGAGCTTTATTTTTTCTTGAAATAAAAATAACATTAGGTTTTATTCTATTCTTAAATTCAAATTCTTTAATATCTCTCCAAATATCTTCTATAGTATTGAACATTGTATTTTAATTCCTTTGAATTCGCTTGGTGCTATTATTCCCAATTGATCAATAACTCTTTGTCTTAGATCAATGGCAATATTGAGAATTTCATTTAATTCACTATCCGTTATATTTTTGTCGGGATAGATTATTTTAATTAATGCGGAACAAAGTTTGGTTACGGCTTGTTGATTTCTAAAACTTGAATTATCAAATTTAATCTTCGATTTAATAATATCAGAATAATCTATGTCCCGAAATCTGTGAAATATTTCACTTATATAATCTGCCATAAATCCATAATCTGAAGATAGGCTAGACACAGATATTCTTGGTAGTTTCCATCCCGGTAAGAATCCGTGAATCCTATCTAGAAACGCCCTGTCATTTCTTATCTTAACTGGTAGTGGTGTAAATAGGTGGTGATAATAATTTTTAACTTCTTGTTTATTTGTGTCAGTATCAATATTTCCTATAAATACAACAGAACATCCAGAAGTTAATTCGACTCTATCCCTTGAGAATTTTCCGCTATTCATAAAATCTTTTAGAGAATTTATTAGTTCTTCATCATTAAATTTAGTTCCAGATATCTCATCGAATATAACGCAGTCTTTCTTGCAAAGAATTCCTACTGTTCTTCTTAGTTTATTATAAAAGAGACTTGCCATAGATGGATTAGAACCAGAAAGTAATATACCATATTGGCTAAGATTTCTGTATATATGTGTCTTAGCAGTTTCTGTTCCCCCTAATTCTATAGTATTAAGATTAGATTCTACAAAAGGAGTTAGCCTACATACATACAATAATTTTTGTTCTCTAGTCAAATATTCTGGATTGAATCCAATACTGTTAATTATAATATCAATCCATTCATCAGTTAAAAAGTTTTTTCTTTTTTCTATATATGAATTTATGTTTATATTTGTTATCTGAAAAGGAACGAAATCTATTATAATAAATGGATAATTCTTCTTTTTTGTTAAAGTAAATGGTTCAAAAGCTACCAATAAGCTACCATAACATCCCGTAGTTAGGAGTATATCACCATATTTTTCTAAAACATCAGGACTTATCCTAATATTATTATCTTCTAGAACATTTACGGATGCAAAATATTCATTTTTATTCTGGTCAAATCTACAATTAATATTGCCCAAGAAAGAATATCTTCCTAGTTCTTTTATCCTGCTTTTTACTAATTCCTTTTTATCAGAATCTATAAAATTTTCTTCTAGTATCTTAGTTATTTTTTGAATTCCGATTTCAGGATTTGTAGGATCAACGAGTTGTGAAACTAAATAATCTGATACAAAATTTGGAAGCTTTCTAAAATTATTAGAAATAGATTTATTTATTACTACTCCATTTTCAGGAAATATATTTTTTACATTATTCATTATTCACCAATAAATCCAATATATTATTTCTCTCTACGGCGTCATTACAAATTTTTTCTGTCTTATTATTCTTTAATAAGCAATTTTCGTGACATACAAAAGCTTCTTTCACACGATTATACTCTAAAGTTTCCGCATATAAAACGAAGCACGGAACAATTTTATAAATCTTATCATTAATTTTAAATTTTTCTTTACAAAAAAAACATTCCATTAACAATTTTCCAATAATTCTAAGATTTGTTCGAAAGCATCTATTCTACCCTCGTTTAATTCATTCTCCTAAGAATTTCTTCTTCTAATTCGATATTATATTGAAATATATCATCGCAAGGTAAGCCGGTTTCTGACATATGATAATCTATATCAGAAGACGAACTCTGATATTCTTGAATCAAATCTAGATTACTAAGATCTGGTATCATCTTTATTTTTCTTTTATAATTAGAAGATAATTTTTTCATTTTACACCTTTACCGCGATCAGAAATTAATAATAAAAACACCCAACAAATAAAACCTATAACAGAACACCAAAAATAAAAAGTTTCATCACTCGCCATAATTAATCCAAACAAAAAAATATTTTCTGTCATGCTAACGTGCATCAGCACGTATTTGAATTTAATATACTTTTCATTTTTTCTTCACCATAAACTCTTGTGTCTTTATTTTTTATTCTTAAAACTTTAAAACCTATATTTTTTAGCATTTCATCTCTATTTTTATCCTTTTCTTTTTTATCTAAATGAGATGAATCATCTATTTCTAATATAACTAATTCTTTTGACATTAAAAGAAAATCCGGAATTATAAATTTAGTTTTATTTAGTGCTAATACAGGGTGTGTCATATATTTTATTTTTAATTTATCCAAAATATCAATAATAATTTTTTCTGAATCAGTTATTTTACTAGAATAAAATCTGCTAGACAATATCCATTCTTCTAAATATAGATTATTTAATAAAAGAAATCTTTTATTTTTATCGTTATCAATTTGTAAATTTTTAATATCTTTAAACTCTATACCTCTTATTACAGTTTGTCTTTTTTTAAATTTTCTGCCACGGAAATAAAATTCGTATTTATCATTTTTAATTTTAAAATGTACATTCAATAATTTATCGTCATTAAATGAGATTATATTATCCAATTGTATCTTTGGAATTTTTTCCTTAACAGAAAGAATCTTTAGATCAGAAAGATTTTTATTTTTTAAAAACTTGGCTATTCCCTTTTCTGCTTTAATTCTACTAGTAAATTTCTTTAATTCTACAATATCATCTTTGCTTTTAGAGTATCCTATTACTCTAAACCTTAATTTATTTTTCATAGTCTAACCAACACTATACAAACTAATATTCTCTGTCATGCATATACTTTCTTTCCTTAAATTCCTCAACTTCCTTAATCTATCCCTTCCTATAACCCCCCTACCCCCCTTAAGGTTTCCCTTCCTTAATGGTTTCTTAGGTTCTTAATGGTTTCCAAATTTACTACGAAACCAAATTATGTTTTGTTCTAGAACCCTTTTGGTTCTAGTGTGTGCCAAACTAGTGGCACAGAAAATTCATAAATTTGCGCCATTGACTTATTCCGACATTTTTGTGTCGTTGTAGCTTTTTGTTCCACCGTTCAACCTGCGCAACCTAACGAATTTTAAGAGACTATGTTTTATACCTGTATTTTATACATTTTCACTTTATTTAAGACAATGTTCTTTAACAAATTTATTAAATTTATTTTGCCATTTCTTTGGCATATCATTAACATCTAAATCTTCTGGATCTGTAATATCATCATTATATACTTTTTGAATGCTTACAATAATTTTTCCATTTTCTTCAGAAATATCTAATCTATCGTAGGTGCTTTTTTTGTAATTAGAAAGATACCATGAAATATCTTCTCCTCCAAAACCACAACCATGACCATCACAGTCCCCAAATATTTTTTCTAAATCATAAAGTCCATTTTTTCTAATTGATGAATTCTTCTTTAATTTTAATTTCATAATCTAATCCTTATTTACCCAAAATTCATTAAATAAAGTATTACTTACCCCAAACTTTCCTAGTCTATAAGAAAGATCTAAAGCATATTTTACATTGTCAACACTCAAATTGTAGCAATCGTATACGCTTGAATCGTCTATATTAAGAAACTTCTTTGCTATTATTGAAATAATTTTTTCTCTAAAGATTACTTCACATGTTGGACATTTCGCTCTTGGCTTATATACTGCTTTATATTTTGGATGTTTTTTGCATTTAGTCATTTTATAATCTCCATATACGATACAATACCTAGATAAATTATAATAGCTATCGTTGTTAGAACTATGCAAAATGAACACCATTTTTCTTTACAACTTATTCTCATATAAGTTTATTTAACTCCAAAGCTATTATTGAATTTATAAACATTAGTATTATACCAAACATACCAATAAAAATAATATCCCGTCCAGAAAGCTATTAGATTATTCATTTTGTTTTCCTTCCATAATCTGTTTTTTTAACATTTTGCAATTTTATAAGTTTTTTATCTAAAAATCTTTTTTGAGATTTAATATTGCTTAAAGCTTTTTTATAAGCATTATCAAAATTTCTAAAAACTTCATATTTTAATCTTGGTTGATAAATTGGAAAATCATAATCTTTAAAATATATCGTTATATTTTTAATCCCTAAATCAGCAAAAAGTTTATTTATATAAATACATTTTGTTCTAATAACTTCATCGTTTATTGTTACCACAAAATAAAATCTATTTTTAGCAATCTCTTCATTATCACCAGTTAATAATTTGTTATTTTTTAAACATTTTTCTTTCATTTTAGTTCCTATCCAAATAAGTATCGTGTTCAACAATTTTATCGAAAAAGTCATAAAAGTTTTCAGTTACTTTGCCAACAATATCTATGTAAAAATTAATCAATATTTTTCTAGCGCAATTTATGTCTGTAAATCTAGCTATTTCAAATTTATCATTATAAAGAAATAGATATCTATCTTCATAAAGAATTTGTTTATATTTTAATGTATATTTGCCGAATTTCATGATAGGATTACGTTTTTTAACTGTTTTCATTTTTATTTCCCGGAAAATATTTTTTGTAACAAACAACCATTAATATTTGGCTCAAAAACCAAATAATTATCATCGCAATGTAAATCCAAAATAATATATTCCATGAATTATTCACAATATAAGACAATTGAAGAATTTCATTTTTCATTTTTTATCTTCCTGCCATTTAGCCCACATTCACCACGTATATAACTAAGCCATAATTGTTTATTGAATTTTGGATGTCTCTTTTCAAGATCATCAGCCATATTAAGTAAATATTTTGTGTAATGTAATTCTGGACACTGTTTAAGTGTATTAGCTAATCCTATAAAATCTTTCTTAGTCATTTTATACCAATTTTCTTTTTAATATTTTCTGTTAAATCTGAGTATCTATTCATTTCGTTCTTATGAAATTTAACATCATCTTTTAAAATTTTTAATAATCTTTTTTGAGCATTTATCTTATGCAAATAAACTTTTCCTTTTGCAGATATGGTCGTTTCGAAACTATATGATTTATGAAAATATGCATAACTAGACCATTTTCGGTAGAATGTACATCTTTCCCTTACAATTTTATTGTCTCTTATTATATAATACCATTTGCCTTTAATTATATTATACCCATCAGTTGTTTTCATTTTGAATATCCTCTAATTCATAATCTTCTTTATGCATATATATTGTTAATGGAGAATTATTACAATTTAATTTTTCACAAAATTCTTTAGATTTATCTGTCCATTTATTAATAAATAAAATTAAATCATCATAAAAATTAGCTTTGAAATCCATTATAATAGTTTTATTCTTGGGCAAATATCCCCATCCATCTAAATCTGTATCTTGCCAAATTCTATTTAATCTTTCTAATAAACTTCCTTTTTCTTCTTTTATTTGTGGTTTCATATTTATGAATCTTCCAGTTCATCTTGTTGAATATCTTTTTTAAACATACTAAATTCGTACTGTTTACAATTCTGAAGCACCCATGTCTTGAAAGCATTTTTATTGATTTGTTTTTTATCCAAAATAGAAAAACAGGTTGACAATTTTTCTCCAGAATATTTTTGTTTCGCAAGTAAAGCAAACTCTTTTCTTGTTTTAGCCTCTAAAAATCCGTTTTGATATTCTAGAACAAAATTTTCTATATGAAGGAGAATCCTGTTAGCAACTTTTATTCCATCATAAATAGAAGATACTGCTGGCATCGCAACCGCCCATGTTTCATAATCATAGGATGCAATGAATCTTTCTTCAAATTCTTTAAATTCAGGTTTATTCCATGATAAAAAAAGATCTATTAAAGATTCTGTATTCAGATTCGATTTTAGTGCATGAAGAATAAAATAATTATCACTTTTAACCTTAACAATATCTTGGTCATTATTCATTCTTATTACATAACCCTCAATCTCTTTTTCTGTTTTAAGTTTTTCTATTAGATCTAATACATCTGCTCTGTTTTTCAAATTAAAATGCTTGACACAGGATATTCCTGTATCTCCTGATATTTTCTTAAGACCATTAATATCTATTAAATCAAATTCAGTATCGTACCATTTTATACCCTTGCCGTGAAGAACAGCGCCTACTAGTGTGAGTTCTGGTATATCATATTTTATAACTATTTGATTTTTTGGGCTTGTCCATTCAAATAATAAAGACATAGTTGGGTAATAAGTCGGGTCGCCCAGTTTCGGATATTCCTTTAGGAACACATCTATCTCGTCTTTATTATCTAGACCAACCTCCATTGAGCCCCTTGTTCTGAACCTAACTTTTCCATTGTGTACGAAACGAATAAGAAGCGAACCGTCTATCTTTAGAGTCGCAAGCAATGGCTTACCCCTATCTATCTGGTCAAGCAAATTATCTTGCGTTATCTGAAATTCTCTGGGGCCTTCGTTTATATTGAAAAACTTTTTGAAACCACATGAAATGACTTCATCATTTTTATCAATATGTAAAGATCTCAACCAAATATGTTCTTTGGCCTTCCACGCAGAATTGGAGACTGCAAATCCGGGAGTTATTAATCGTTCACCGTCTGTTCCTTCTTGGATTCTGAATTCTTCTGGAATTTGACAATTTCTCATAAATCCATCCACTTCTATTATCTCATATTTATTATTTTCTATAACCATTGCCCTAAGTTTGCCTCCAGAAGCGCATCCTCTGTCTAAAGCAAAGTTCCAAGGGACAGGATTAACATTAAATGAACCTATGTGACCTGACAATATATAATATGACCCATCTAAAGTATCATACCAAATGCCAGAGCTTTCATCAAAGTAGTTTTTTGGATTTATTCCTCTTATATATATGCACGTTTCTTGAGATTGTTGATCTATTTGATATCTGGTATCTACCCCGGCATGGACCACGTAGCATGGTTTACCAAACAAATCTGGTAAACGAATTATATGTGGTAAGTTACTGAGCCACAGGACTATTGATGCTCTTTCTATTAGATTTGGACACTTAATTGAAAATTCATCAACCGTCTTTTGTAG